TCGAGAAGCTGGGCATTGTGCGCCGTGAATTCAGGACCGGCCGCAGCACGCTCTACCAGATCGACGGGAGCAAAATTTGCGGGGTGCAGATTCTGCACCACCCCCCCGCAGATTTCGCACCACCCCCCCCGCAGAATCCGCACCCCACCCCCGCAGATTCCGCACCCATAACCATCACTGAATCATCAGATGAACCACCAGTTAACCCAACCCCTGGGAAAACGGCGAAAAAGCATCATGGAACTGATGACGACTACAAGGCGGCGCGCTGGATGTTCGACCTGGTGCGCAAGGTGAACCCGACCGCTCGAGCGGCGAACTTCGACGTGTGGGCCAATGAAATCCGCTTGATGCGCGAGATCGACGGCCGCACGCATGCCGAAGTGTGCGAGCTGTTCCTGTGGGCCAAAAAGGATTCGTTCTGGTGCGCGAATATCCAGTCGCCGGCCAAGCTGCGCGAGAAGTGGAACACGCTGGCCGAACGCATGCAGCGCAACCCGCTGACCCCGAAGCCTGGCGCCGTTGCTGGCCAGCCCGCCGCCGGCAAGTCGGTCGCCGAACAGAACGCAGCCAACAGCGCCGAGGCGAAGCGCCTGCTGTTCGGCACCCCGGCGCCTGCCGATGAAGTCGATGATGGAGTACTTGAAAATGCGTGAGAACGACTTTGACGAATTTTCCCAGCTGCTGGACGCTGCCTTCGACATTCTCGGCAAGACGCCCGCGGCCAAGGTGGTCAGCCCGACCGCCAAGGCGCTGTTCTTCCAGGCGCTGGCCGAGTATCCCCTGCCGCTGGTTCGGGCAGCGATCGGTGCGCACGTCAAGCGCGGCAAGTTCACGCCCACGCCCGGCGATATCGTGGATCACATCGAGGCCAGCACCAACGGCGACGGCCGCCCTGGTCCGGAAGAGGCCTGGGCGATCGCGCTGGCCAGCCAGGACGAGCGCGACACGGTGGTGTGGACGTCGGAGACCGCGCAGGCCTGGACGGTAGCGCGCCCGGTGATGGAGACCAGCGGCCCGATCAGCGCCCGCAAGACCTTCACCGAGACTTACACGCGCCTGATCGCCGCTTCGCGTGCCCAGCGCCGCCCGGTGGTCTGGTCGGCCCACCTGGGCTGGGACAAGGCCATGCAGGCGCAGGTGCTGCAGCGCGCCACCGACCAGGGCCTGCTGCCGGCGCCCAGCGTGGCCGGCCTGCTGCCACCGCCAGAAGTGCCAGAACTGGCACTTTCCCCTGATGCGCGCGCCCAGCTGGCCAAGGTGAAGCAGATGCTGGCCGAAAGCGCCGCCGAACGGGAAAGCCGGCTGCAGGCCAAGGTAGACGCCCGCAACGAGACCGAGGCCGAGTTCAAGCGCAACCTGAACCAGCGCGTGGCCGAGTACCAGCGGTTCGCCAAGCTGGCCGACCAGGTGCAGGTTACCCGGGCCGAGGGCGAGCGCGCCGAGAAGGCGGGCCAGCCATGACGCAGAAGCAGCACCACCGCGCCATCCTGACCGCCGACCAGGTGCGCCAGATGCGCGCCGCCCACGTCCCCGGCAAGGTCGGATATGAAACCCTGGCCGCCCGGTTCGGCTGTGGCATATCGACCGCCCGCGATATCTGCACCTACCGGACCCGCCGCGACGTCCTGGCCAACACGCCGGAATGTGTTGACAAGAGGGAATAGTCCGCCGTACATTGGACACGTCGCCGGTCCCCAGCGCTGCCGACTGTCTCCAATCCCCATCCTTCGGGCCGCCCTTGCGAAAGCATCGGCGGCCCTTCTTCTTTCGGCGCAGCCGATCGCCGCATCTGCATAAATTCGCCCGATTCCGCATAAAAACCGCATTGCCATGACATTCCGCACCTGTTTTTGAACTAAATACGCTCATCCGTTGACTTTTGTTCCGCGCAGAAATACATTCCACCGGGAATCACGAACAGGGGAATGACATGGGGCGCAAGACGACATACACGGAAAAGGCAGCAGCCGAGATTTGCCGCCGCATGGCCGAAGGTCAGCCACTGCGCCAAATTTGCCGTGATGACCACATGCCCGCATGGCAAACCGTGTATGGATGGATCGAGGCCCAACCCAAGTTTGCCGAACGCATCGCGCGTGCGCGCGAGCTGGGCTTCGACGCCATTGCCGAAGAGGCGCTCGAGATCGCCGACACCCCGATGATCGGCGAGACCGAGGAAACCAGCGCGGACGGCAAAAAGATCAAGCGCGAGGACATGCTGGGCCACCGGAAGCTGCAGGTTGAGACCCGGCTAAAACTGCTGTCCAAGTGGGCGCCGAAGAAGTACGGCGAGTCGATCCGCCAGGAGCTGACCGGCGCGAACGGTGGCCCGATCCAGATGCAATTCAGCGCGACGGACGCAGACCTGTGACCACGACCGGCTTCAAGCCGACCCCGCGGCAGCTGCTGGCGCAGCAGGTGCTGGCCAGCGCCTGCACTTGGATCATGCTGTTTGGCGGTGGCCGGTCGGGCAAAACCTTCCTGGTTGTCCGGAACATCATCCTGCGCGCGCTGAAGGCGCCCGGGTCGCGCCACCTGATCGTGCGGTGGCGGTTCAACCACCTGAAGGCGTCGATCATGCGCGACACCTTCCCGAAGGTGATGCGGGTTTGCTATCCCGATCTGGTGAAGGGCGACGGCTGGGACATCAACATGACCGAGGGCTTCGCCAAGATCCGCACCGGCGTGGATGACAAGGGTCAGCCGGTATGGTCCGAGATCTGGTTCCTGGGCCTGGACGACAAGGACCGCATGGAAAAGGTGCTGGGCATGGAGTTCGCGACCATCTACGTGAACGAGGCCAGCCAGATCCAGTGGGAAGGCGTGCAGCTGCTGCTGACCCGCCTGGCGCAGCGCTGCATGCAGGTCATCAACGGCGTCGCCCAGCCCCTGAAGCTGCGGTACCTGTTCGACTGCAACCCGCCGAGCAAGATGCATTGGACCTTCAAGGTCTTCAAGCAGAAGCTGGACCCTGAAACGAAAAAGCCGCTGGCCAATCCGGACAACTACGACAGCTTCCAGATGAACCCGCGCGACAACGAGGCCAATCTGTCGCCGGAATACCTAGCCACCCTGGCCGGCCTGTCCGAACGCATGCGGCGCCGCTTCGAACGTGGCGAGTTCTCCGAGGCCACGCCCAACGCCCTGTTCGATGAAGCGGTGGTCGACCGCTGGCGCGCCGATCCCGAAGACGTGCCGGCGCTGGTGCGCGTGGTGGTGTCCGTCGACCCGAGCGGCGCCAGCGACGATGCCCAGAACGCCGACAACGACGAAGTGGGCATCACCGTCGAGGGCCTGGGCGTCGATGGCAATGCGTACCTGCTGGAAGACCTGACCGTGAAGGCCGGCCCCACCACCTGGGGCGCCGTCGCCGTGCAGGCGTACCAGCGGCACAGCGCCGACGCCATCGTGGGCGAGGTCAACTTCGGCGGTGGCATGGTCAAGTTCGTGGTGCAGGCGGCCGCCGCGAAGCTGGGCATGCGTGTGAACTTCAAGATGGTCACCGCCAGCCGCGGCAAGGCCCAGCGCGCCGAGCCCTTCAGCGTCCTGTACGACCAGGGCAAGGTGCGCCACGTCGGCCTGTTCCCGAAGCTCGAGGACGAGCTGTGCGCCTTTTCCACGTCGGGCTACACCGGCCCGCGATCACCGAACCGCGCCGATGCGCACGTCTGGGCCCTGGCCGAACTGTTCCCGGCACTGGTCAAGCCACCCAAGAAACCGGCGCAAGCCATCGAAGAAGACCACTACCAAGGAGAAGGCGCATGGATGGGATGACCCTGAAACCGACCGCACTGGCCGCCGCTGCGCTGGCCAGCATTACCACCGACACCCGGGCGCTGAAGCCGGGCCGGATCGCGCTGGGCGCGGCCAGTCTGGACCTTAGTTACAGCGGCATCGTGCCAGCGGCCGACCGCGACCGCGTGCTGGAAATATCAAACTTGTTTACTTTACGGCAGGAAAGAGGCAATAATCATGCCCATTCCTTGATGCAAGATGTTTGCGAGCAAGCCGACCAGGCGAACAAGCTGCTTTTGCTCATGCCCGAGGCGTTCGACCAAGGCGGACCGACTACCGCCCAGCTGGTCGACTGGTACACCCGCCGTTTTGGGTTCACCACCCTCCAAAGCACCCCCAAAGTCATTTTGATCCGACTGCCGCGCACCGCGGCGCAACAATGGGCAGCTGCGCATGAGCATGAGTAACAACACCGGCGCCGGAAGCGACGCCACCCTGCTGAAGCAGATCCGCGAGTTCACCGATTCGGCCATCAAGGGCGACAACGGGAACCGCCTCGAGGCCGTGGCCGACTTGAAATTCCTGGCCGGCGACCAGTGGCCCGAGAACATCAAGCGCGAACGCCAGCTGCAAAAGCGCCCCTGCCTGACCTTCAACCGCCTGCCGACCTACCTGCACCAGGTCACCAACGACCAGCGCCAGGATCAGGTGGGCATTCAGGTTCACCCGGTCGGCGAAGGCGCGGACAAGAAAGGCGCCGAGATCTACCAGGGCATGATTCGCCGCATCGAGGACAGCAGCAACGCGGACGTGGCCTACGACACTGCCGTGAACAGCGCGGCCGGCATCGGCTTCGGCTTCTGGCGCCTGGTGACCGAATACGAGAGCGCCACCAGCTTCAACCAGGTGATCAAGTTCCAGCGCATGCGCGACGCCCTGAAGGTCTATTTCGACCCGGCCAGCGTCGAAGCCGATGGTTCAGACGCGAAGCAATGCGTGATCGTGTCGGATATGCCAAAGGCCGAGTTCGAACGCACCTACCCGGGCAAGCTGGACGCATGCAGGACCGCCGTACACGCGATCGGCAACCAGGTCCAGCCCGGGTGGATGACCGACAGCATGGTGCGCGTGGTCGAGTACTACTACTTCGAATACAAGGCCGCGACGCTGTACCTGCTGGGCGACGGCACGACCACGACGAACCCGCCAGCCGGCGCGCAGGTGGTGAACAAGCGCGAAACCCAGATCCCCCAGCTGAAGTGGGTGAAGGCCTGCGCTGGCGCCGTGCTCGAGCGCACGGACATTATGTGCAAGTGGATTCCCGTCTTCCCGGTCTGGGGCGACGAGATCGACATTCAGGGCCAGGTGATCCGCAAGGGCATCATCCGCGACGCGAAAGACCCGGCCCAGATGTACAACTTCTGGATGACGCAAGCCACCGAAGAGGTCGGTTCGCGCTCCAAATCGCCATGGGTGATGGCGGAAGGCCAGGACGAAGGCCACGAAAAGCAGTGGGCCAGCGCCAACACGAAGAATTACAGCACCCTGAAATACAAGCCGGTCACCGTCGATGGCCTGCTGGCCCCGCCGCCGCAACGCCAGCCGATGGCCGACGTCCCGGTGGGCATGCTGCAAATGGCCATGCACGCCGCCGACAATATCAAGGCCGTCACCGGCCTGTTCGACTCGAGCTTGGGCGCGCGCGGCAATGCCACCAGCGGCATCCAGGAACGCGAGCAGCAGCGCCAGGGCGACGTGGCCAACTTCCACTTCATCGACAACCTACGCCGCTCGATCCGCCATTGCGGCCGCTGCCTAGTCGACATGATCCCGAGGTACTACGACGCCGCGCGCGTGGTCGAGATCATGCGCGAGAACGGCAAGGTGGAAGCCATGGCCATCAACCAGCCGGCGACCGACGAAGCCGGCCAGCCGGTCGACAAGGATGGCCAGCCCATCGTGGATACGGTCGCACAGACCCAAGCCATCCTGAACGACGTGACGATCGGCCAGTACGGCGTGACCTTCGACGCCGGCCCGAGCTTCGCCACCCAGCGCGAAGAGACCAAGGCCGCGATCCTCGAGCTGGGTGGCAAGTGGACGAAGCTGCTGGACGTCGCTGGCGATATCGCCGTGGAAAGCATGGACTGGCCGCAGGCCGAAAAGATCGCACGGCGCCTGAAGGCGACCATCCCGCAGCAGATCACCGCAGGCGACGAAGGCGAAGACGGCAAGCCATCCGGCCCGCCGCCGCTGCCGCCCGAGATCGAGCAGCACATTCAGCAGGCCGATCAGTTCATCGAACAACTGCAGCAGCAGCTGGCAGAGGCGCAGGCCGGCCACCAGGCGATGCTGGACAAGGCCCAGCTGGACGCCGCCAGCCGCGAGGAAGTCGCCCGCATCAATTCGCAAGGCAAGGCCGATGCCGAAGAGATCAAGGGAATGATCGCCCTGCTGCTGCAGCACATGCAGCCGCCGCCCGCCCTGGCCGCTGCCGCCGGCCAAACCGCAGAATCCCGCCCCGCTGCCAGCCAAGCAGTGGAACAGGCGCAAACCACGGCCCAACCGGAGTGATTCCGGGTTCTAAATTCTTGGGATGACCATGCAAACTGAAACCACCGCCCCAGCAGTCGACACCACCGCCACCGCGCCAGCCGGCCAGGTGACCACGACCACGCAGACCACCACGCCGCCGGCCAGCGGCCAGGATGGTGCTGCAGGTACGAGTCAGCCAGCCGGCACCGCAGCACCCGCAGATGGCCAGAACGCCGACCAGGGCACGCAGCAGGGCCAGCAAGGCCAGGCCGACGGCACCACCAGCACCGAAGCCGAGCGCGACGAAGCTGGCCGATTCAAGTCCAAGATCCAGAAGCGCATAGATGAGCTGACCCATGCGCGCCATGCAGCGGAACGTGAAGCCGCCCGCTGGCGCTCGATCGCCGAAGGGAGCCAGAAGGCTACCCCGGCGCCCCAAGCCCATGAATTCGCTACGGATGAGGACTACCAGGCCGCGCTACTCGATCACCGTATCGATGAACGCGCGCGCCAGCAGGCCGCTGCCAACGCCAAGCAGGCCGCAGAGCAATATCAGCAGGACGCCGAAGGTGCAACCGACGCCACCTATGACCAGCGCGCGCAGGAGGCGGCCCGCCGCATCCCTGACTTCGTGAAAGTCGTGGGTGAGGCCGATATTCAGATCACGCACGACATGCTGGGCGCCCTGAAGCAGAGCGCACACGGCCCCGATATCGTGTACGAGCTGGCCAAGAACCCCGCCGAAGCCGCGCGCATCGCCGCCCTGCCGGCTGCGCAGATGTACATGGCGCTGGGCGCAATGGAAGCCACGGCTGCCGCCAAGGCAACCAGCACGCCCGCCAGCGGTTCGGCACCCGCAGCTGCCGCTGCACCTGCTGCACGCACCACCAGCGCCCCGCCGCCCGCTGCTACTGGCAGCCAAGGCGCGGCGCCACCCAACACCGATCCGGCAAAAATGACCCTGGATGAATTTGCAGCCTGGGCCCGCGCCAACGGTTCGAAGTATCAGTAATCCACCCCAACCCAGATAGAAACGGAACCCTTCATGTCCAACGTACTTGCCACCTCGAGCATCGTTTCGAAAGCAGCCCTGAACATCCTCAAAAACATGGTCACGTTCTCCAAGAACGTGAACCGCGATTGGGAGGACGAGTTCACCGAGAACATGGCCCGCGGCTACGCGCCCGGCCAGACCATCCAGATCAAGAAACCGCCGCGCTACCAATACCGCGCCGGCCGCGTCGCCACCCCGCAGGCGACCGTCGAGCCGACCATCCCGCTGACCCTGCAGCAGGGTGGTTGCGATCTGCAGTTCAACACCAACGAGCGCACCCTGTCGCTGACCAAGCTGGAAGACAAGATCGCCGCCGCGCTGGAAACCGTCACCAACGAGATCGACCGTCAGGGCCTGCAGCTGGCGCACTACGCGACCTTCAACGCCCTGAACCCCACCGGCGTCGCCCCGAACAGCCAGGCGCTGGCGATCCAGGGTATGACCGACCTGAACGCCCGCCTGGACGAAATGGGCGCGCCGCGCGTCAAGGGCCAGCGCACCCTGATCACCGCACCGCGCCCGAACGGCTACATGGTGCAGGGTCTGGCCGGCCTGTTCAACGGCCAGAAGATGATCACGGACCAGAACAGCAGCGGCCTGCTGGTGCCGTCGTTCGGCCTGAACCTGGGCATGGACCAGAACGTGGACAGCCACACCAACGGCACGCAAGTCGTCACCGGCACCGCCGTCAACGGTGCGAACCAGACCGGCAGCACCATTAACGTCGCAGCGCTGGGCGGCACCATCACCCGCGGCACCGTCATCACCTGGCCGGGCGTGTTCGCCGTCAACCCGCAGAACCGCAACAGCACCGGCGTGCTGGCGCAGTTCGTGGTGACCGCCGACCTGGCCGCTGGCGCCACCGCAATCCCGGTCTCGCCGGCACTGGTCCCATCGGGCAACTTCCAGAACGTGACAGCATCGCCGACCAACGGCCAGAACTTCCTGATCGTGGGCGCCGCGTCGACCAGCTACCAGACCAACGTGGCCTATCACAAGGATGCGTTCACCCTGGCGATGGTCCCGATGGCCATGCCGCAGGCCGGCACCGGCGCCATGGCGCACCAGGAGACCAACGAAGGCTTCACGCTGAAGGTCACCGACTACTACGACGGCACGAACGACGTGTCGATCATGCGTATCGACGTGCTGTTCGGCTGGGCCGCCACCTACCCCGAGCTGTCGGCCAAGTACTACACGGTCTGATAGGCCTGGTAGTCGAATGCGGGGCTTCGGCCCCGCGCAATCCATCCCCTTTTTTCGAAGGAACCGCAACATGGCAATCACCCTCAATCGCAGCTACATGGGCCTGCTGGCCGGCACCATCACCGCGACCGCTTCCAGCCTCGAGAACGCCCTCATTGCCCAAGGCTTGGCATCTGCCGCGCTCAAGGCCAACGTCACCCCTGGCAACGTCACGGCCAACCTGATGACCGGCACCGTCGCTATCCCGGCTGGCGCCGGTTCGGTGACCATCACCAACCAGTACGTCGACGCGAACACGAAAGTATCCGCGAACATCGCGCAGGCCGCCGCCGACGGCACCCTGACAAGCCTGGTGCGCATCGTGCCGGCCGCTGGCTCCGTGACCATCTACGGCAACGCCAACGCGACTGCGGCGGTGATCGTGGATTGGGTCATTATCGCGACCCCGGGCCTGACCGTCGCCAACTGAAGCATTCCCGCGTAAGCGGGAACCCCCCACCCGGCCCGGCCCATCACCACGATGCGCCGGGCATTTTTGGAGCAACGCACATGCAAACCCTGCAATTTCCGATGACCCTGACCCACCGCAGCAACCCGCACGCGCAGGTGGTGGTGGCCAACGCCGAGCAACTGGCCCAGATGCCCGAAGAGTATCTGCCCGAAGCCATCGGCGGCGCGCCGGCCGTCGTTACCGCTGCAGCCGCGATTCCTGGCGTGAACCTGGACGCCGGCACCGGCGACAACAGCACCGCGATCGCCGATGAAGCCGAGCGCCGCCAGTCCCTGGACGAAGCCGTGGACGAGTTCACCGCCCATGTGCAGGCCGAAGAAAACCGCCTGACCGCCCTGCGCACGCAGTTGGCCGCTGACCGCACCGCGCACGAAGAGAACGTGTCGAAATACGCTGTGCAGTTTGTTCAGGAGCGCGAAGCGATCAAGCAGGACCGTGAAGCCCTGACCCGCGAGCGTGCCGAATTCGAAGCGCAGCGCGCGGCCGGCGCCGGCACCACCGCAGGAACTGGCGATATCGGTGGCGACACCGGCGCCGCTTCGCCAGCTGCAGAGGGCGCAGCAACTGGCGACGCCGCGACGCTGCCGGCAGCACCTGCCAAGCGCACGCGCGGCACCAAGGAAGGCGCGTAAATCATGGCCGCGGTTCTGGACCTGATCACGGCAGCACTGGTAAGCGTCAAGGCGCTCGCCGTCGGCGAGACCCCGGGCCCCGACATGACGACGGACGCCCTGGACAAGTTCAACGACGTGCTCGAGGCGCTTTCGATCCAGAACCTGGCCGTGTTCGCGAGCGTCGACGCCGTGGTGCCGCTGGTGGCCAACCAATCGACCTACCTGATCGGCCCCGGCGGCGTCGGCCAGCGTCCGCTGGGCATGAACTCGATCGACTCGGCCCGCGTGACTTACTTGGGCGTGGATTACCCGGTCGACGTCGTGCCGCAGGCCGAATACGACGCTCTGGCAGTGAAGCAGACCACCGGCGTCCCTGAATGGATGGCCTTCGATAACGGCTATCCGAACGCGACGGTGCAGCTGTACCCGGTGCCTTACCAGGCCGGCGTGCTGACGATCAGCCAGCGCAAGCAATTCACCGCAGCCAGCGCCCTGACCGACACGTTCGACCTGCCGCCCGGCTATCGGCGCCTGATCCGCCTCATGCTGACCTGGGAGCTGCGCACCGACTACCCGGGCCTGGGCGCGCAGGAGCTGCAGAACTTGAAGGACGACGTGGCTGGTGCCCTCGGTAGCATCAAGCGCGCCAACATCGAGCCCGCCACGCTTTCCCACGAATCCGCCGAGCTGGACGCATCCGGCGGCGGAGGCGGCTGGGACTGGCGCGCAGGCACCTGACCGCCGACATTCAAACATAGGACACCACATGAAAAACTTCCTGCGCCTTTCCGGCGGTCTCGACGTCACCCGCCTGCTGCTGGCCATCCAGCGTCGACCCGAACTCTGGAAGGAAGACACCTACCTGCGCGACTACCCGCAGGGCCCATTTGCCGCGATCGAGTCGATCATGCTGCGCTTCCCGGTCAAGACCGTGCACGAAACCGAGGAAGCGCTGCAGCAGCACCTGGCCACCTACGACCAGCACGAAAACGTGGACTACCCGGCCTACAAGCTGCTGCCCGAGGCGCGCCCGCTGGTGATGGACCTGATGACCTACGTGGGCGGCGAACGCCTGGGCCGCGTGATGATCAACAAGATCGCCCCGGGCGGCGTGATCTACCCGCACCGCGACACCGCGGCGCACGCCGACTACTACGACCGCTTCCACATTGTCCTGCAGAGCAAGCCGGGCGTGGTCTTCCGTGCTGGTGATGAGCAGGTCTACATGGCGCCCGGTGAAGTCTGGTGGTTCGACAACAGCGAAGAACACGAAGTCATCAACAACAGCGCCGAAGACCGGATCCACATGATCGTGGATATCAGGACGTCCAAATGATCACCTGCCACGTCGAATCGTTCGAAGAACGGCTGGCCGAGCTGCAGGTACTGCTGCCGCTGCACTACCGCGAGCTGGCCCTGAACCAGGACAAGGTGCCGCTGTCGCCGCGCTATGGCGATTACATCGACCGCGAGCGTGCCGGCGGCCTGCTGTTCGTCACCCTGCGCGACGCCGGCCAGCTGGTCGGCTACTTCATCGGCTTCATCGCCCCGGGCCTGCATTACAGCACCTGCCTGACCTGCACGATGGACATTTTCTACGTCCACCCCGACAAGCGCACCGGCAGCGCTGGCGTGCGCATGTTCCGCTTCGTGGAGACCGAATTACGCCGCCGCGGCGTGCAGCGCTGGTTCATGGGTTCGAAGATCCAGGCCGACGCCAGCGCGCTGTTCAAACGCATCGGCGCCGCGCCGGTGGAAACCTATTACAGCAAATGGATCGGAGAGTGACATGGTAGCTGCCGCAGTAGTAGCTGGCTCGATCGGGGGCGCCCTGATCAGTTCCAGCGCATCAAAGAGCGCCGCCAACACGCAGGCCGCCGCCGCCGACAAGGCCGGCGAACTGTCATACCAGCAGTATCTGCAAACCCGCGAAGACCAGGCGCCATGGCGCGCGGCCGGTAGCACCGCGCTTTCGTCTCTGAGTGGCGGCCTGGCCCCGGGCGGCGAGTTCACGAAGTCGTTCACCATGGCCGACTACCAGGCCGACCCGGGCTATCAGTTCCGGCTGGATCAGGGCGAGAAGGGCATCAACAACGCGGCGGCCGCGCGCGGTTCGCGCTATTCCGGCGCCACCCTGAAGGCACTGGCGCGCTTCAACAGCGACCAGGCAAGCCAGGAATACGGCAAGGCCTACGACCGCTACAACAACGACGTCAGCACCAGGTTCAACCGCCTGGCCAGTGTCGCCGGTGTCGGCCAGACCGCCACCAACGCGACCAGCGCCGCCGGCCAGGCCTACGCCACACAGGCTGGCGACGCGATCCAGAGCGCCGGCACCGCGCGCGCGTCCGGATACGTCGGTACCGCCAACGCCGTGAACGGCGCCGTGGGCCAGATCGGCAACTACTACATGCTGAATTCGCTGCTGCCGAAGGCCCCTGTCGCCGGTGCCGCCAGCGGTTCGGTCGCCAACGTCCTGTATTGAGAGGAACCACCATGCCGCAACCACTCGTAGCACTTCAGGCGACCATGCCGCAGTTCGAAGACCCGGTCACCCTGCAGTCCAAGGCGTACACGCTGCGCGACCTGGCAGCGAAGGCGCAAGCCTCTGACCAGTCGCGCACCGATGACCAGGCCGCCCGCGCCGCCTTCGCTGCCAACCCGACCGACGGCGCTGCCCGTCTGTCCGCCCTGGCCGGCGTGTCGCCCGCTGCCTACAGCGCGGAAGCGAAGCGCCAAGCGGATCTGGACAAGACCGGCGCCGAGACCCGCGCGAAGCAGCTGGAAACCGCCCACAAGCAGATCGACCTGGCTGGCCAGGCCTTCGGCTACGTGCGCCAGTTCCCGACCAAGGAAAACGCGGCGGCCGCCGTGAACTGGCTGGGCCAGAATGGCGTGCTGACGCCCGATCACGTCGCCGACCACCTGGCCAAGATCGACGCGGCGACGCCCGAGCAGATCCAGGGCCTGGCCACGCAGGCATTCCAGTCGGCCGTGGCAGCGAAAGACCAGCTTTCGAAGATCGAGACCAAAGACGCCGGCGGGCAGATCGTCACGCAGGGCACCAACCCGATCACCAACCAGACCACCACCCTGTCGACGCTGGCCAAGACCCAGAGCCCCGACAACATCGCAACGAACCAGCGCATCGCCGCCGAGGGCGTGGCCAACCGCGCCAACCAGGTCAAGGTGACGCAGATGGTCAGCGACCGCAACGACGGCAGCGACACCGAAGCGAATATCGACCCGAAACGGCTGGCCTTCATGGTCGACCAGGCCCTGAAGGGCGACACCACCGTTTATCAGAACCTGGGCCGCGGCAAGCAGGGCGCCGCGAACCTGCTGGCGCTGCGCGGTGCCGTCGCCGACGAAGCGCAGAAGCGTGGAATGACCGGCGCCGACCTGGCCGCCGTCAACGCTGACTACCAGGGTCAGAAGGCCGGGCTGCGCACGTCGGGCACCATCAGCGCGCGGATCGAAAACGCCGCCGCCGAGGCCGACCAGCTGGCGCCGCTGGCGATCGAGGCCGGCCGCAAGGTGTCGCGCTCTGGCTTCCTGCCGTTCGGCCGCGCGCAGGTGCTCTTCAACAACCAGACCAACGATCCGGACATGAACCGCTTCGCGACCGCAAACATCGGCCTGGCCACCGCCTACGCGGGCGCCATGGCTCGAGGCGGCAAGGCCACCGTGTCGGACAACGAGCATGCGCGTGAAATGCTGTCGACGGCGAAGAGCCAACAGGCCTACGAGGCGATCGTGGACCAGATGCAGCAGGAGATCAAAGCGGCCAAGGCGGCGCCGCAGCACGTCCGTGACAACTTGCGCGGCCAGATCAGCGGCAAGGGTGGCCACGGCGCGGCGCCGGCAGCTGCTGCGCCTGCGGTGCCTACCGGCTGGTCGGTGCAGGAGGTCCACTGATGCCCACCTTCGAATTCACGTCACCCGAGGGCAAGAAATACCGCATCCAGGGCCCTGACGGTGCGACGAAGGAGCAGGCCTTCGGCATCCTGCAGCAGCAACTTGCCGCCGCGCCGGCTGCGGCCGCACCGAATCCGCAACTGGCTGGCGTGCCTGGCTACGACGCGCAGGGCCGTCCAGAGGCCGCGCGTGCGCCAGTGCAGGAAGAGCGACCAATAAACGGCGTCGACGTCGCCATGGGCCGGAAAGGCCTGCCCGGCGACGTGTTCGACAAGGTGCTGGGCGTGGTTGAAACGCCGATCACGATGGCCACCGGCATCGCTGGCGGCCTGGCCGGTGCAGTCGCCGGGCTGGGGAAGGCTGCGGCCAAGAAAATCACGACCGGGAAGGGATCGAGCGACGCCGAGATTAACAAGACCGTCGAAGGCGTGGCCAACTCGATGACCTACCAGCCGCGCACCCAGACCGGCGCCAAGCTGTCCCAGCTGATCGGCCAGGCGGCGCAGGACAGCGGTGTGGGCGGCCTGGCGCTGCCCGAGCTGAACGCCATGGCCAACGCCGCCGGCAACGCCACGCGCGCCGTGCGCGGTGCTGCAGCGGCCACCGCAGCGACCCAGAACGCCGCCGACGCCGCTGCCGTGGCCGCGAAGGGCCCGAGCCTGCGCGACCTGGTGCGCGCGCCGTCGCAGCTGTCCGGTGTCGGTGCGGCCGAAACATCGCAGGTTGCGCAGCGCGCTGCACGCTTCCAGCAATTCGACATCCCGCCGACGAAAGGCCAACTGACCCGCGATCGTCAACAGATCGCGTTCGAACGCGAGACCGCCAAGCAGAAGGAGGGCGCGCCACTGAACGCCCACTACGAGGACCAGAACGCACGGTTTATGCAAAAGCTGGACGAAGGTGCCGACGCGACCGGCGCCGAAGCGTACAGCCAGCGCCAGGTCGGCAAGTCTGTCGTGGCGGCCCTGGAAGCGAAGGATGCGGCCAAGAAGGCAGAGATCCGCGACCTGTACCAGCAAGCGCGCACGGCCGGCGAAATGCAGAACCAGGTGGACGTGTCCGGACTGGCCGAATGGGTCGCGAAAAACAAGGGGAAGGACAAGCTGGCGCCGATCGTGACCGCCATCGAAAACGAGCTAAAGCAGAATGCCAAGGTGGAAGGCGGTGGCCTGGATAACCTGACCCTGACCCCGAAGCCGAAGCGCACGGTGATGACGCTGGACGCATCGGAAGACCTGCGCCAGGCGATCAACAAGCTGGCCGAACCCGGCACGCCGAACGTCGTGTTCGGGAAAGAAGCCAAGGCCCTGATCGACGCCGCGCAGGAAGGCAAGGGCGGCGACCTGTTCAAGCAGGCGCGCCGGGCCTACGAGAACTACAGCAACGAGTTCACGAACCGCGACGTGATCGACAAGGCCCTGCGCACGAAACCGGGCACGAAGGACCGCGCCGTGGCCTATGAAGACGTGTTCAAGCATTCCATCCTGAACGGCAGCACCGACGACGTGCGCCACGTCTTCCGCGTGCTCGAGGCCCACCCGGTCGGCACGGCGCCGGAAGTGGTTGCCGCTGGCCAGCAGGCCGCGAAAGACCTGCGCGGTGCGGTGGTCAACCACATCAAGGATGAGATGCAGAAGAACCTGAATGTGGACAGCACCGGCGCCCGCACCGGATCGCCCGCCAAGATCGACGCCCTGGTGCGTGAGCTCGACAAGGATGGAAAGCTGGACGTGATCTTCGGGAAGGCCGGCGCCGAGAAAGTGCGCGACCTGCGCGACGTGGCGATCGACATTTACACCAGCCCGACCGGCACCGTGAACAGCTCCAACACCGCCAGCGCCCTGATGCGCAAGCTGGACGACATTGCGGGCTATGCCAAGGGCACGCCGATCATCGGCAAGGCGGTGAACTACACCGCGCAGGCCATCAAGTCGGCCAACACCCGCCGCAAGGTGCGCGACGCGATCAATCCGAACCTGAAAGACCTGGCCGGGAAAGGGGGCAACTGATGCCGCAGATTCCATTCGTCGGTGCGTCCTACCAGGCCCGCAGCAAGAACCTGGACGCGCAGGCCTGCATTAACCTCTTCCCGGTGCTGGGCGAATCGGGCACCGCCAAGGCGGTCAGCGCGCTGTACAGCACGCCCGGCACGCGCCCGCTGGTGCTGCTGGACGACGCGCCGGTGCGGGCTATCCACCCGCCCACCGACGGCGGCCACCTGATCGTGGTCAGCGGCGCCAGTGTCTACCGCATCGCGATCGGCCTGAACCAGCCGCCTATCGTGAACAAGATCGGCAGCATCGACCCGGGCACGACGCCGGTGGCCATCACCGACAACGGCACGCAGGCTGTAATCGTCACCGGCGCGAACGGCTACGTGATCGACCTGGGCGCTGATACCGTCACCAGGATCAACGACGAAGCCTTCTATGGTGCCACCAGCGTCGATATCCTGACCACCTTCGCGATCTTCAACCGGCCCGGCACCAACCAGTTCTACATTTCGGGATCGAACGATATCACCTTCGACGCCCTGGACTTTGCCAGCGCCGAAAGCAATGCCGAACCGATCGTGCGCCTGCTGGTGAACCACAGCGACATTGTAATTTTCAAGCGGTCGGTCACCGAGATCTGGCGCGCCACTGGCGATATTGATTTCCCATTTTCTCGCGACTCCAACGCCGCGATCGAGCAAGGATGCGCCGCGCCCTGGTCGGCGGTCTCGATGGACAACAGCGTGTTCTGGATCGGCGCGGCCGCAGAGGGCGGCGGCATCGTCTGGCGCCTGAACGGCTACACGCCGCAGCGCGTTTCTACCGACGCCATCGAATACGCGATCGCCAGCTATGGCGATATTTCCGACGCCGTGGGCTACGCCTACCAGCAGGAGGGCCACACCTTCTACATGCTGACCTTCCCCAGCGCTGGCGCGACGTGGTGCTACGACGCCGCGACGCAGCTGTGGCATCAGCGGGCCTACCTGGACCCGAGCACTGGACAGCTTGGCCGGCACCGTTCCAGCTGCCACGGCTACTACGGCGGCCTGCACATCGTCGGCGACTTCAGCACCGGCGACCTGTACGCGCTCGATCTGGACTACCACTACGACGGCGCCGCGCCCATGCCGTCGGTCCGCGCCGCGGCGCATGTCTCTGGTCCGGATTATCAGTGGGTCATTCACAACTGCCTGCAGATCGACATGGAAGTGGGCTGGGGGCTTGAATCCGGCTTTGCAAGCGCGCCCGTTGCCCTTCTGGACTGGTCGAACGACGGCGGCCACACATGGGGCAACCAACACCCGGCATCCATCGGCAAGCAAGGCCAGTACGCCGCGCGCGTGCGCTGGACCCGCCTGGGCCGCGCACGCGATCGGGTGTACCGGCTGACCATCACCGACCCGGTGCGCCGCGTGATCATCGGCGCAGCGCTGAATCCGGAGGGCTGATGCCGAACGCCCTGAACCTCTTCCCTGCGCGCGTCCCGATCGGGAGCCTGACTGGTCCGGATGGTCGCCGCTATGAAGTCTTGATGACCACCGAGTTTTCCCGGGCGCTGGCCGACCTGTTGACCCGCGTGGGCGGTGCATCGGGCATGGACAACGGCGAACTGGCCGCGCTCGCATCGAGCGACCCGCAGACTGGTCAGGTGCTGGCGCTGCGCGCCGAAGTGGCCGAGCTGCGCGCCATGATCGAGCAGGTGGCGCCGACACTGGCGCTGCACCGGCAGATCGAAGCCATGCGCGTCGAGCTGGCCATGATCGAAGACCCTGCGGCGGCAGTGCGGTATTTCCTGACGAATTACGCCAGCCTGCTGTCGCCGCATTTCAAGGGCATCCCGACCGCGCCAACGGCGGCACTGGACACCGACACCGACCAGCTGGCCACCACCAAGTTTGTACTGAACCAGGCCGGCGACACCGCGCCGCTGTCGAACGGTGCGATTGCTGCGCCGGGCGGAAGCGAGCGCTATGCGCGCGCCGATCACGTTCACCCGACCGACGCCAGCCGACAGGCAAAGCTCACGCCGCAAAGCGTGACCGGCGCCCGTACTGGAAACACGCCGCTGACGCTATCACTTCTGGCCGCCCTGGTCGGCAGCGGGCTGATCATCAACGACACCACCCCATAACCACAACGAAAGGCCCGTCCATGGCAATTACTCCGTACATTCCCGATCCCCAAGTGCTTGCGGTCGCCGCTGAAGTGCAAGGGGCAGCAGTGCCCATCCTGACCAAGCGCGTGATCAAGGCGGCCACGATCACGAACCCGACCGCCGCGCCGGTGTCCGCATCGGTGCACCTGGTCCCGGCAGGCGGCGCCCCTGGCCCCGGCAACATCCTGATCAGCGCCCGCCCGATCGCTGCCGGCGAGTCCTACCCCTGCCCCGAGCTGATCACCCAAGGGCTGGGCCCTGGTGGAACGGTGCAGGCGCTGGGTGCTGGCCTGACCTTCAAGTACACCGCCACCGACTTCGTTTAAGGAACCCTGATGCCCACCACCACTACCCTGATGCCGCCGCCAAAGCTGCGCTTTGAAACTGCCCTTGGGACGCCACTGCTGGGCGGCAAGGTCTACACCTTCGCCGCAGGCGGATCCAACCCGAAGGCGACGTTCACCGATGCCGCCGGAACGACGCCGCACGAAAACCCGATCACGCTGAACCTGCGCGGCGAACCGCCCAGCGCGATCTATTGGAGCGGGAACTACCGCGTCGAGTTGCGCGACGGACTCGGCAACCTGGTGTACTCGGTCGACAACTACAACACCGACCCGGCTGGCGTCTGGGGCATGCTGACCCAGCTGGCGGCGCAGGCCGGCGCCGCCCTGGTCGGCTTCATCCAGAACGCGGCCGGCGCGAAGGCGCGCAGCCTGCAGGACAAGGTGCGCGAATGGCTGGCCGTGACCGACTTTTTCGCCAATGGCCAAGACGGCGACCGGGTGGACCCGACCGGCATCATCGTCAGCACGAAGGGCCTGCAGGCGGCACTCGATGTTGTGCCGGCATACGGTGAACTCGAGATCAACGGAACCTTCCTGATCGACAGCGAATTGATCATCAAGCAGGACAACATTCGTATTCATGGCAAGGGCCGCATCAACGCGAAGGCCGGCACCAACTTCGAATACATGATGAAGGCCATCGGCCGCACCGGCGTGACCGTGGAGGGCCTGAAATTCGACGCCAACAAAGACGCACGCGCCGCGACGCAAAATGTCCGGTTCATGGGCCTGGGATTCATCGGGTGCACCGAATGCGAAGCGATCGGCGTGCGCGTGAAGGGTGCACGCGGTTATGGCGGCGTGTCGGCGGTCGGCATCGCCGCAGCTGGCGGGTCGATCCGGTGCAGGGTCGACGGCTGCACCATTTCCGACTGTGGCGACGCCGGCAACGCGCCGGCCACCGATGCAGATGCCATCTTTACTTCCGGCGAACAGAACGTAATTACCGGCTGTATCGCTGCCAACTGCACCGACACCGGCTTCGTTATCGAGTCGTCCAATCAGAGTGTTATTTCCGCATGCACGGCGCGCTTCTGTGGCGCTGGCGCCGGCATCACCAGCGCGAACAACTCGGACAAGTCGGGCAACATCATCGACGGCGTGACCGTGTACGACTGGTTTGGATCGGTCGGCGCCGTGCAGATCGGTATTCCTGGCGGCTATACCGGGAACCTGCTGGAATCGAAGATCGCCAACGTGACCATCATCGCCGAGCGCCCAGCATACGGTGGCCCTGGTCCTGCGGTGCTGGTCAGCGGCACCGCCGGATTCGGCGAAGTGAAGGGCGTCACGATCTCTAACCTGCGCGTGAAGGGCGCCGCGACGCAGGGCGTGATAGTGCAGCGTGGTACGGACGTCCGCGTGGAAAACTCCGACGTTTCCGGCACTACCGACGCCTGCATTCAGTTCAACGCCGGCACCGGGCACCAGGTGATCGGATGCCGCCTGCGCGACGGTTCGTTCGGCGTGCTCGCATCCACGACGGCCCAAGTCTTCACCCAGAACAACGTGTTCGATGGTGTCGGCTATGGCCTGGCCGCGTTCAACACGTCCCAGATCACTTCCGCGTTCAACTGGTGGAAGCTGGTGACCGCTGGCCGTATTAGCAAGGATGCCGGCGCCACGATCACGGCGGCCGGCACCATTGGGCTGACCCAGATAGTGACCAATGGCGACGGCGCGGCGCCAGTGGGCGCGATGATCAACAAGTACCCAGTTTGTGACGTAAACGGCACCGTTTTCGGCTGGGTTCCGATCTACAACACCTAAAACTATAACCACAGTCCAAAACTATGCTCGATAAAACCCCACCGCCGCCCGTCTTTTCGGACCTGGCCGGCATTATCACCTGGGCCTGGGTCATCGGCCTTTCCCTGCTGGGCGGCTTCGCGTCGTTCCTGCGCAAGATGAAAGCCGGGCACGCGCGCGCCTGGAACTTCACGGAACTGATAGGTGAGCTGACCGCCGCCGGCCTGACCGGGATCATCACCTATAACCTGTGCGCCTGGCTGAACTACCCGCCGCAGCTGACCGCTGCGCTGGTCGGCATTTCGTCGCACATGGGCAGCCGCGCGCTGTTCAAGCTCGAGGCGCTGGTCGACACGAAGTTCAACCTGCCGCCGACCGTCACCGGCCAGGCGAAGGGGGAAGACCATGCCGCCTAGCGCCTTCCTTGCCCTGATGGTCGGCCCCGCGCAGGCCTGCCAGCGTGCCACCGGGATCCCCGCTTCCTTCACGCTGGCGCAGGCCGCGCTGGAATCCGGATGGGGCGCGCGCTGCCCCGGCAACAACCTGTTCGGCATCAAGGCGGATGCAGCCTGGAAGGGCCCGACCGTCGACGTGCCGACCCATGAAGTCGTGAAGGGCCAGCGCATCGCGATCACCGACAAGTTCCGCGCCTATGCCACCTGGTCGGAATGCATGGCCGACCACGCCGCGTTCTTCAAGGCGAACCCGCGGTACCGGGCTTGCTTCCGCGAGACCACCGGCGAAGGCTGGGCGCGCGCGGTGGCGGCCGCCGGCTACGCGACTGACCCGAACTACGCAGCCAGCCTGATCGCAGTAATGGGCAATCGTCCAGGCGGTCGGAATATGGCGCAGTACGACTTGCCGGCGAAGGTGCCGGCGTAACCCGATGGCCGCGCACCGCGGCCAGAACATCACCCTGAAAGGTAGACCGTGAAAAAACAACTACTGATGATCTCCATGCTGGCGATCGCCATTTCCGTCGCCGGCTGTACCCTGCCGCCGCCGACGTCGGCCCCCACGGCGCCAGTCGTGCAGGTCACCTATGCGCAGGCCTGCGCAGCCTACGGCGCCGCTTTTGCGGGCGTGCTGCAGCTGCGCAAGGCCAACAAGCTGAATCAGGTCCAGATCGGCCAGGTGACGCTGCTGGACGGCCAGATCACCCCGATCTGCACCGGCCCGCTGCCGGCCGACGCCAGCGCCGCCACGCAGCAGATCACCGCCGCCGTGACTTCCCTGACCATCCTGGAGACCCTGAAATGAGCACCGCCACCGACACCGCGCAAACCGTCCTGAAGACGGCGCTGGAAACCGCCAGCGCGATCGCCAGCACCGACCCGAAGATTGCGGCCGCCGTCGCCCTGGCGCCCTTCATCGTGCAGCTGCTGACCGCTGCCGCGCAAATGCAGCAGGCGCGCACCATGACCGCCGAAGCGCTGGCCCAGCTGTTCACCAGCATCGGGCACGGCATCCAGGCTACGCACGACGAATGGGCCGCGCTGAACACGAAGTAGGCCGGGTGCTGGACCTGGCCGTGATCACGTCGCGCGGCTCCGAAGTCGTCGTGCGCGTGGTCGGTGGTCGGCCGGTGATCGTGCCGCCGCCTACTAGGCCAGCCACGCCTCAAAAGCAGACACCGTAGCGACGCGCGCGCGGCGGTCCCACCCTGAACGGCGCTCGAGGAATCGGCGCCGTTTTTCTTTGGTGCGGCGCGCGCGCGGCCGCCGGGCTTTCCAGTCGCCCCCAGCAGAATCAACGACTTCGGCGCGCTGGTAAATCGTGAACCATAGCGCTTCCCGAAAGCTGCCCACTTTATGGTGCCCGGTGCAGGCGGTCCATGCGGCCGGCTATCTCGAGCTCGATGCGGCCCCGGTCGACTGCCACCTTGGCGGCGAGAGCAGAGCGTTCCAGCCCGGGCGCATCGGTGGCCAGCACATGCAGCACCTGTAGCGTCGCGTGCCATTGGTGGATGGCGCCGGTCATCCAGTGTACTGAATCGCACATAAGCTGCCGGCGCTCCAAGGGCGTCACCTTCGCCGCTTCCAGCGTGCTGAATCGCTGGTCGACCGCTTCGCGCAGGCGCGCAAGGGCCACGTCGTACACCTGGACGAATGGAAGATGTTTCACGGTCGCGGCTCCTATGATCAGGGCAGGAAAGCGCGCAGGCGGTCGACCAGGTGGCCAAGTAGATCAGATGCCGCTGCCGGGTCCACCGCACCGAAGAGGGCGAAACCCAGCAGGGCCAGCAGGATAAGGTCGGTCAGGCGCATGGGTTCATGCTACCGACCTCATGCATGGAGGGATTGCGGCGCCGCAGTTATTCGACAATCTGCCAGTCGTCGGCCAGGGCGTCGCTGCAGCTGGGCGCCCAAGTGCTGACGGTGCCGTCGACACCCTTCAGGGCCAGGTAGGCGTTATACGGTACCAGCGCATCAGGGCCGAAGAATTCGCGCGCGGCCGCCGTGCTGGCCGGGTAGGCGTTCGCCGGCACCAGGTACACGAACATGCCCTTGCCATTCCAGCCGGCCCTGGCGACCTTCAGGCCCTTCTTCAAGGCTTCGATGGCCAGGCCGAAGTTCAACGCATCGCAGGGCCTGTATGCAGCGTCAAACGCTTCCTTGGGCGTCCAGGTCACATAGCCTTCATGGGTCGGCAGGTTCGGCTTGCCGCCGTCCAGGTATTCGACCAGATAGCCGGGTTCATCGGCCACTTCGTCGGCCGGCATGGTCCAGCCGCGGAAGGCGTTGTAGGCGCCGCGCGTCATCGGCTGCGCCCTGATGATCTTGGTACCGATGAATCGGAGGGCGGTCGGGGTGGTTTGCATAGTATTCCTTGTGGTGCGCGCCTCGAGGCCGGCGCGCGTGGCCGTTTGTTGACTGGTGAAAGCTGAAGGCGGAAGCATGCCGATCCCGCAGCCAAGTGCAAAAAATGGGTCAATCATTGGCTTTCCTTTCGCGCCGGGGGCGGCAGGGCGGGCGCCTCTGGAACTTCGCGGGCTTCGACGTCGATCACGTTACGCTGGTCGGCTTCGCGCAGGCGCCTGGCTATGTTGTCGAACCGTTCCACCTGCCCGGCGGCCTGGCGCTCGGCTGCTTCCTGCTGCAGCTGCGCTTCGGTCTCGGCCAGCGCCGCCGCAGCAAGGGCGGCAAAGTACCCGTACATCAGGCGTTACCCTTGCAGGTGCACGGCTTTCGGCCCTGGTTGCTGTCGCAGTAGCAGGACGGCGCCGCGCGCCACATTTCCAGCAGCAGCTGGAACAGGAAGAACGGGTTCAGGTAGGGGTGCATCATGCCGGGCCGCCTTCCGTCGTTGGCGCCTGGTACAGGTCGACGTGCTCGGTGCTGCCGTCGGCATGCACGCGGAAGGCGCCGGTTCCGTTCACCACCGCATCCCGCATGGCCGCGTCGACGGCATCGGGCGCCGCCTGTCTCTTCGCATAGGCCGGGTGCAGTTCCTTCAAGGTCTCGATACACGAATAGATTGCGTTGGCGCGCGAGTTCTCGCAGCACAGCACGTCGCGCCCTTCGTGCGCGGCCCGGTCGCCGGAAGCATCTGCCCAGCCGTCGAACTTGTCGATTAACGTGTCCAACAGTTCCAGACGGGCGCCGACCAGCTCGGTGATCACGGCCTGCAGCTCGGCCGCGTCGCCGGTGGCGCCCAGATCTTCGGCCCACTCGCGGTTCTTCAGCAGATGGACCATGCCGCGCACCGATTCGCGGAACTTGAACAGCTCTTCATACTTCACATACAGGGCGGCGACGTCGCGCAGCGGCACGGTGTCGTAATCCGGATGGATGCTGTCGCCCAGTTTCCAGTGGCCCAAGCTGGCGGCACTGATGCCGGCCATCTGCAGGCGGTAAAGTTCGATGTTATCCAGCTTCGGCACCGCGCCTTCCCGGTATAGCATTTCGCCATCGCGCAGCGGTTCGGCGGAAGTGCACGGATAGAACTGGTGCCAGGTGGTGGCGCCTTCGCCGCCGGTGCGGTACACGACCGCCGGGCCATCCTTGCGGCGCACGCACACGTCGACGCGCTCGAGCTCGGCCGGATGGTTCGGCCAGGTGCTGCCCAGCGGGCCGATCACGCCCGCAGTCGGGCCAGTCAGCAGCAGGGTCCATTGATCGGGGCGTTCGCCCCACTGCAGGGCCACGGCCGGGCGGGCGTCATCCTTGCGGCGGTTCGGAGTATCGTTCATTGTCTCAATCCTCATGTGTTGAACAGGGCGCGCCAGCTGGACCAGCGCGCCCCGATTATTGCCGAGTTACGCGGCGGCCTGCGCGTGGTGCGCCTTGATGCCGTAATAGACCGCTTTGGCGGCGCGGACGTCGTTCATCGCATCGTGCGCGCCTTCCAGCTTCTGGCCGGTGAAGAACTCGTAGGCTTCGCCGAGATTCGGCGACTTCGGGCCCTTGCGGCGCGCGGCCACCATCTTCGGTGTCGGCGGCAGGTTGATGATCTTCACGCTGTTGCCTTGCGTGCAGTAGGCCGGCGCCGCCTTCCAGTAATCAGCGAACGGCACCGCTGGGTCGCCGACGGTCTGCATGCTGTAGGCGGCGTGGCGCATCAGCTCGATGCGCAGCATTCGCATATCGAACGATTCGTTGTGGCCGGCGCGCTGGTCGGCTTCCGTCCACATGTCGATGAAGTGGGCCACCACCACGTCGGCGGCGACGCCTTCGGCCAGGGCGCGTTCCATCGTGATCCCGGTCATTTCCTGCAGCTCAATCGGGATTTCCCAGCCGTCGGGCAGCACGATCATGTTCATCTGCTGCAGCTCTTCGCCGGTCTCTTCGTTGCACAGCAGCGCGGCCAGCTGGGTGACGTGGGGCTGTTCGGGATGCTCACTCGGCAGGTTCCAGAGTGGAAGGCCGTTTGTCTCGCAATCGAAAAAAAGGATAGTTTTCATTTCCAAGTTACTCCGTTTTTAATTAATCGAATAGTTGAACGGCTGACGTTATAACGATCAGCGATTTCATTTTGTGTTCCAACTGCATTACGTATTTCAATTGCCTGTTCCGCTGTCAATTTAGCGTTTCTATTATTCGCGCCAGATTGATCAGGCAAGATAGCCTTTGAATGTCGGCCTTCCGCATAAGCTCTTTTTAGCGAAGCACTGGTTTTCTGTTTCGATTCGTCGCGGTGCTTCGTTCCTGTTTTGTGATGCCGGTTATGCTCAGCAGGGGAAAGAGGTTTAATGTTTTCAGCCGTGTCATTCGTCCGGTCTTCGTCATCGTGGTGCGCATGCTCGGCTGGGCTCAGCGCGCGGCCCAGCTTCGCAGCCAGTAGAACCCGGCTCTTGCGCACATATATCCCATTGGACACGACAGGCACACCGGGGAAGAATCGGTGCGGCCTGATGCGCAGGCGCGCGTATCGGTTCTTCCCCTTCGCCGGATATTCGCCGATCACTTCAATGCCGTGATCGAGCGTGTATATGGGCGCGCGCTGCTTCATGCTTAGGCCGCCGCCTGCGCGGTGCCGTCGACGGTGGTGCTGGCGGTGATGCCGCCGTTCTCGACCCAGAAGGCGGTGATGGTGTCGGCCAGGCCGGTCGGCATCGCCTTGAACGTGCCGAACAGCAGGGCGGTGTCGATCACGCCATCGAAGGCCAGCACGTCCATCCAGTCCAGCAGCTGGGCGCGGCCCGGCAGGTCCAGCACGTCGACCCGATCGAGCATCACCACCTTCAGGCCAGACAGCTCGGCGACCACCTGGGCCACCATGGCATCGACACGCCATTGTTCGGACTCGGACAGCAGCTGATACGGGCGGCCGTTTGCGGTGATCGCCATGTCCGGTTCGATCTTCGCCGTCATCCACTCGGTATCCACTGCGGCCTGCGCCAGCGCGGCATTCACCGGCGCCAAGGCTTCCAGCAGCATTTCGTTCGGGATGCCCTGCGGCGCCAGGGCGTCCGCCACCTTCGTCCATTCTTCGACGTCGACGTGGTGCGCGGCCGCGCCCCGGGTCTTTTTCTCGGCATCGGCGCGCTTCTGCTGGGCGGCGGTAATGTCCAGGCGCTTGTTCTCGGCGGCCTGGCGGTCGGCCTTCGCGCTGGCCAGCATCCCTTCGACTTCGGCGATCTCGGCGCTGGCGTCCACGACCTCGGCAGCGGGCGCCAGGGCGTCGAACTGGCCCTTGGCCTGGGTGGCAGCGTCCAGGTCGCGCTGCAGGTTCTTCACGCGGTTCTGGACCACCTGCAGGCCCTTCTCATGCTCGGCCAGGGTGGCGATCGCTTCCGGATCGGGCTGGCCGGCGTCCAGCTGGCCGTGTTCCTTCGTGTAGGCCGCCAGCAGCTTCGCCTGTTCGGTCGCCTTCGCGGCGGTCTTGTCCTTCCCGGCCAGCTGCAGGGTGTCGATGAACTTGGCCATGTCGTGAACCAGGCCGACGCGCACGGTGCCGCTGGCGCGCTGGCGCAGGTCGGCCACCTTCGGCTCGTACTCGGCCAGCTCGGCGCGCGCCCGGGTCAGCTGGTCGGTGATGCTGGCCACCTTGCCGGCGCTGTCGGCCAGCGATTCGCGGCGCTGCACCGCCTTCTGCGCCTCGAGCGCCACCGACTTGATGCGGCCGAGATTTTCATTCAGCAGCGCGATGTTCCGATCGATCCCGGCCACCTGGTCGGCCAGCGCCTGCGCGTCGCCCGGCGGCAGATCCGGTACCGGCGCTTCCCAGCTCTGCGCCTTGACGGCGCCGTAGGTCTCGCCGGTCAGCTGGCGCCACGCGCCCTTCGCTTCGGTCGCCTTGCTCTTGGCATGCTCGCACACGCCCGGGAACCCGGTGCGCAGCAGCGGCAGCACCGCGTCAACCTTCACTTCCTGGCATCCGCGCGCCAGCATGCGCGCCTTCACGTTGTCGGCCTTCGGCTTCAGGCCGGTCAGCCCGAACAGGAAGGTGCGGCGCTCGTCGGCGGTCATGCTGGCGAAGCGCTGGCCATACAGGGCCACGCGCATCGGTTCGCTGATCTCTGGCCCGACGAATTCGCCCTTGGGCATGTTGAACGCGAAGGACTGGTCGGCATCGCCGTCGATCGTGACCACGGCGCCGCCGGCAGTCGCGCCGTCGTGCACCAGCATGCCGTAGGTCTTTTTCGTGCTGACGTCGCGCACGGTGTCCTGGGTGATGGCCATGCGCACCGCTTCCTGAATCGAGCTCTTGCCGCTGCCATTGCGGCCGGCGAACAGCGCGACCGGCGACGGCAGGCGCACGTCGACGTTCTTCAGGCCCAGCACATTGTCAGCTTGAATACGGGTGATCTTCATTGTCTTGTTCTCCAATCGGTTTGAGTAGCAGGACCGCACCGGGCGGCCCTGCGGTTTGTTGTTATTCCAGGTTGCCGCCGCCGGCCGTGCGCTTCGCCCCACCGCGGCGCGACTTGCCGATCGGCTCGACGTTGCTGGCGGCTGGCGTGTCGTCGGTCTTCAGCGGGATCGGGTCAGCAGCCGGCGCGGCCGCACCATCGCCCGGCACGAACTCGGCGTCCACCACGTCGTCGGCCTGCGCGGCACCCTTCACTTCCAGGAAGTCCGGATCCCCTGCCGGCGTGCCCAGCGTCGCCGGCAGGGTGTCGACCGCCGTGCCCGACGCACCGAACATTTCCTCGGCCTGCTGGCGCGCTGCGCTCATGGGCTGCTGGGTCTGCTGTTCCACCTGGTCGAACAGGTCGACCGTCCCTTCGTCGTCTTCGTCGCGGCACTCGAGCGTGACCGGCACCACCGTCTGCAGCAGGCCAGACAGCGCAGCAATCGCAGCCGGGTCGGGCTTGGAGAACTGAACGCGGAAGTGCCAGCTGACGGTGCCGCCTTCCTTCAGCGTGAGCTGGAAATTGTTGGTCTTGCCGCCGGCCAGCACGACGTCGCCGCTGTCGGTATGCAGGCGCAGCAGCGTGCGCGGAATCTCCACCTTCCACTTCACGACCGGATCCAGCAGCGGGAAGCGCAGGGCCGGCAGGTGGTCCGATTCGATCAGCTCGCGGTTATCGTCCTTTTTGTAATACGTGGCGCGCAGGTCCGGGTGCAGCTTGGCCAGCACGTTGTTCGCGCTGTCAAATTCGAACTTCAGGTCGATCGCATTGGCATGCTCTTCGCCGTGCAGTTCGCTGCGCAGGTTAAGGTGCGCCAGTTTGCAGCGCTCTTTTTGCAGCGTGAATGTCTCGATTTTGGACATTGTTTTCCCTTCTGGGTGGTGGTGAAAAATCGTTATTCCGGCGCGGTGCCGCGCGCGCCGCGGGTGCGCTTGGCCGGCGCCGCCGGTGCTGCCGCCTGGGCGGCCGGCGCGGTCTTCGGCGTCATTTCGGCCAGGCGCTGCTTGTAGAGCGTATTCAGGGCAGCGCGCAGTTCCGTGTTCGGGACGTCGCCGACCAGCTCGTACACGTCGGCCAGCTGATTCAGGTTGCTGGCGCGATTCAGCTGGACCATCAGGCGTTCATACTGTTCGGATTCCTCTGGCGAGAGGGCGCCCGGCTTCTGGGCTGCGCTGGCCGTGCTGCTGGCCGCCGGCTGGGTTTCGCGCACTTCGACGGTCTCGGCATCGGCGCGGCGCTGTTCGTTCGCCGTGGGCTTCTCTTCGGTGGCCGCCGTCGACGCTGGCGTATCGGTGCGCGGATGCTCTTCCTGCAGGTCCGCAGCATCGTCTTCGTCATTGATGAACACGAAATTGCCGTCGATCGTGTTTTCGACGTGGGCCGACTTGCCGGCCGCGCTGGCGTTCTCGGCCGCCACCGCATTTTCCAGTTCCACCGACGTCGGCAGGTATTTGATCACCTGCAGCAGCACGACCTTGCGGCCGTAGGCTTCGAAGTTGTCGTCGTTCTTCGCCGCGTAGTGCTTGCCGCCGACCTTGTTGTATTCCTTCAGGTGCTTGTGCACCTTCGCGATCGACCACACGACGACGTGCGGCCACTCCGAACCCTTCACGCGGCCGATCGCGTAGAAGTGCGTAATGTCGGCAAACTCTTCGCTGTCGCCAGGCCTGTGTTCCAGGAACGGGCTGTCGCCCAGCTGATAGGCGAAGTGGTCGCCCTTGCGGACCACGCCGGTCCAGGCGCTGGCGCGGCCGGTGCGGTTCACCAGGTCGATCAGGCCCTTCCAGCCCGGCACATAGGACACGTTGCCCTTGTACGCGACCAGATAGCCCTTGCCGTTCCCCAGCCCGATCCCGCTGTTGATGGCGATGCTGACCGCCACGTAAAACGATTGCGGCTTCGCGGCCTGCAGGTCTTTCGACTGCATCAGCATCACGGTCGCGGTGCGGATCTCGCGTTCCACCGTCATGTGGCCAGGGATGCCGGCGCCCAGCAGGTTTTTGCGCTGTTCCAGGAAGTCGGTCTTGCCGATGATCGGGTGAGCTGCGCGCCGGGCCAGCTCGTTCGTGCCGGCCTGCTGGTCGGCGGTCAGGTCTTGCAGGTTTGTTGCCATGCTGCGGTTCTCCTTCGGTGATGGATCATTCGTGGTAAGGGCAGGTATTCCAGCGCGAGCAGTATTTTTTGTCGCATAGGACCGACTGCGGATTCGGCGGGAACAGCCCGGCCTTGAACATCTTGACCGCCATGCCGATCAGGCCCGGCGCTTCGGGCGTGCCGACCAGCTGGCGCTTCGCGTCAAACACATGGCTGATGCCGACCTGTGTGGTGCTGGTGGTCTGCAGCGCCAGGATCTGCGCGCCGGCCGTCGGCTGGCCGTCGGTGTATTCGGACAGCAGCTGATAGGTGCCCAGCTGCGCGGCGCGGCCCTTGGTGCTGACCACGCCTTCGGAGATCAGGCGCCCGCCGGTCTTCAGGTCGGCGATCACCTTGCCGGCGCTGGTGCGCGCCACGCGCGCCCGGTCCATGGTGCCGGTCAGGCGCACGATCACGCCGTCGCCGCAGTCGATATCCAGCGGCTTCAGGCCCATTTCCACCGACTCGTAACGCATCAGCGGCGCGATCTCGGCGCAGTAGCGCGCGTGCAGGGTCAGGCCGATGCGTTCGGCGTCGCGCAGGGCCAGCTTCGGGTCTTTAAAATCGACGTCTTCCCCGGGCTCGTACAGGGTTTGCATGAACACGTCGGCCGCATCGTTCGCGCTGATCGGCGCGCCGGCCAGCGCTGCCTGGTCGAACGCTGCGGTGCTGGCGTGGATGCTGGTGCCCAGCCAGGCGCGCAAGCTGCTGGGCCGGTACAGCTTCATGAGCTGTTCGCCTTCGAAGCGGTAGGCACAATCAAACAGGCCGCCGAACGAACTGGCGCGGATGGTGTAGGTCTCGTTCATCCTATCCTCGGATCGTAGGGCACGCCCAGCAGGGTGCATGCCAGTTCTGCCAGGGCCATGAAGCCGAACAGGGCGGCGAACAGCAGGACCACGCAGGCCAGTGTGCTGCGCTCGATGCGCTGGACCAGCGTGGGCTTCGTGCGGAATCGTTGAATCGCCATGGTCACCACCTTGCGACTTCGCGGCTGCGCAGGTTGAGCTCAACCATACGCCGGCTTTCGGTCACTTCCAGCTGCACCAGGGCGTGGCGCAAGTCGGCCAGGCGGCGCACTTCCTGTGCGCTGCTGCGCTGCTGCTGGGCGATGAGCCAGAGATAGGCCGGTTTGGCGGCCCGGCGCGCCACGCGGCGCACGGAACGATAGGCGGTGCGGATCATGCTGCACGCTCCGCAGTCATCGCATCGGCGTACTGACCGCGCAGCATGGCCAGGGCGTCGAACAGGTCTGCATAGGTCGGCTGGCGGCTTCCGTTGCCGTGCATTTTGTGCCAGTGGTTGCGCGCTTCGATCAGGTCGATCGGCGCATGCGCGGCGAAGTAGTCGCGCACGCTCATCCCGTTGTGCGGGATCTTCACCGCCTGGGCCTGTCCTGCCAGTTCGACCGGCACCACCAGACCCTGCTGGACACCGGCGAAAGCCGGGCCACCGTCGACGCGCTTCATTGGATGCCACCGTTTGGCAGCTGGTTGATCGCCTTGCCGTGGTCGCGCTGCGCTTCCATGTGCAGCAGCATCAGCGCGCTGGCCAGATTCAGAATCCGTTCGCGCCGGATATGACTTGCTTGAAGCGTGAGCAGGGCGTCGCCTGCCGCCGCCTTCTGTGCGGTTTGTTTCATCTTGTCCCCTGTTTTGTTGCCGAGGAAGCGCCCCACGCGCTGCCTACAGACAAGAGATTAAGTGCATGTATGTTGGGCGTCAACCAATATTTTTCACCACAACATGCCACTAAAGATATTGTGCGTCTACAATTCTGGTGTTAGCATTCAATTGATCTTCCACAAAATTGAAAGGAAAACCGATGAAAAAAGTACCGCCGCCGCATCCGCTGTTCGACACGTTGATTCAGGAAAACAACTTGAAAAACGACGCTGCCCTGTGCCGTGAACTTGGGATCAGCCCTACCGATGTCAGCAAAATCCGGCACCAGGTCTTCCCGGTCAGCGATTCGGTGCGCCTGAAGGTGATGCGCCGCTTCCACTGGACGGTGAATCGCCTGGATACCGTCGTGCCGCCGCTGCAGGCGCAAGCATGAAAGCCGTGCTGTACCGCCACTTTTCGGCGGCCGGCGAACTGCTGTATGTCGGTTGCTCGCTCCGCTTCCTGGACCGAACGGCGCAGCACAGCGCCAACGCTGAATGGTTCAGCGAAATCGCGAATATCACCCTGCAGCACTTCGACAGCCCGCGCTCCGCGCTGCTGGCCGAGGAACAGGCGATCAAGGCCGAACGGCCCCGGTACAACTTCGCGCACAACCCGGGCGCCGTTCGGAAGACTCGGCGAGTGTGGCCGACCAACGCGCACCCTCAGCTTGACGCGCTCAAACGACTGACCGGCCGCAGCGATCAGGCGACCGCGTTTCTGTCTTCGATCCCGAAGCCGCGCATGCGCACGATCCGCGAGACTGGCGAACTTCTGGGCGTGGGCGACATCAGGCGGATTAGCAAGGGTCTGGGCCTGTCGATGAAGAAGCTGGCGGCCTACGGTATTGAGGTGACCTGACATGGAAATCGTTCTCGTAAAGCAGACCGACGCGCAGCTGTCCGAAGAGGACCGGGCCGTCGTGCGTCGCTTCCTGATGGAGAACTTGAGCGGCGCCACCGACAAGGACACCCGCGCCTGGAATCGTTTTGTGCGCGCGATGGACGAAGCGGCGCAGGGTGAATTCTTCCAACTCAAGATCCAGCGCCAGCGCAGCGGCCCGTTCCACCGGATGCACATGGGCCTCATCTCCAAGGTGTTCAAAGCGCAGGAGCGCGTCGACGACTTCGAAGCCTTCCGGCTGTGGCTCAAGGTGGGCGCCGGCTTCGTCGACTGGATGCCGGGCCCGAAGGGTGGCGTGTTCCCTGTGCCGCGCTCGATCGACTTCAACCGCTGCAGCGAAGACGACATGCGCGAATTCCACGACCGCGTGATCGAGTTCCTACGCAAGCCGCACGCGCAGCACTACCTGTTCCCGAACGCGGCGCCACAGGCTGCCGAAGAAGGAATCGAGGCGATCCTCCAACAATACGAAAGACCGCATAAATGAAGCGCGACACGTTCACGCAGCAGCTGGACCTTGGCCATGAACTCATCATCGACAATTTTGCAGGTGGCGGCGGCACCAGCACTGGACTGGAAGCCTGGTTTGGCCGGCCTGTTGATATCGCGATCAACCATGACCCGGAAGCGCTGGCCATGCATGCGATAAACCACCCCTACACGCGCCATCTGTGCGAATCCGTGTGGGACATCGACCCCATCAAGGTGACGGATAACCGGCCGGTGGGCCTTGTGTGGCTGTCGCCCGACTGCAAACATTTCAGCAAGGCGAAGGGCGGGCGCCCGGTGGAAAAGAAGATCCGCGGGTTGGCCTGGGTGACACTGCGCTGGGCGGCGAAGTGCAAGCCGCGCGTGATCATGCTTGAGAACGTCGAAGAGTTCAAAACGTGGGGGCCTCTCAAGATGGTGCTGGTCGATGGAGAGGAAGTCTGGATGCCCGACCCGGCCAAGAAGGGAAAAACCTTCGACAGCTTCGTGCGCCAGCTGGAGGGCCACGGCTACAAGGTCGATTACCGCGAGTTGCGCGCCAGCGAGCACGACACCCCGACGATCCGGAAACGCTTCTTCTTGGTGGCGCGCCGCGACGGAATCCCGATTGCTTGGCCGGAAGCGTCGCACGGTGCGCCCGATTCTCCAGCCGTGCGCGCCGGGAAGCTGCAGCCGCACCGCACAGCGGCCGAGTGTATCGACTGGTCGCTGCCATGTCCGTCCATCTTCGATCGTAAGAAGCCGCTGGCCGAGGCAACGCTGCGCCGCATCGCCAAAGGCATCATGCGCTATGTCGTCAATTCGGCCACGCCGTTCATCGTTGGCCAGGGCGGGCCGATCTATTCGGGCAAGCCGGTCAGCGTAAACCAGCCGATCGGCACCCTGACCACGGAGAACCACCGGGCGGTGGTCGTGCCGACCATCGTGCCTGTGACGCACCAGGGCGGCGATCGCAGCGAATCCGTGCATGAGCCATTCCGCACTATCACTGGTGCAAACCGCGGCGAGAAGGCGCTGGCCACCGCCACTATGGTGCAGATCGGGTATGGCGAACGGGAAGGGCAAGCACCGCGCGCGCTGGACATCGAAAAGCCGCTCGGTACTGTGGTCGGATCGAACAAGGCGGCACTGGTAACGGCATTCCTCAGCGAGCACGCCAACGCCAGCACGCAGCGCGTCATGTCGATGGAAAAACCGCTACGCACGATTTGCGCGGAGGTGAAGGGTGGGCATTTCAGCATGGTGTCGGCAACCCTGGTGGATGCGGCGCACGGCGAAGAATCGCCCGGCGGGGTGAAGCGCTGGGGTAGCGGCGCCAAGCCGGTCGACGAACCGCTGGGCACGGTGACGGCGAAGGGTAACAAGGCGCTCAGTGTCGCGTTCCTTGAAAAGAGCTTCGGCGGGAACGAGTCGCCGGGCTGGCCGCTCGACAAGCCAATTAGCACGGTGACCACCGTAGACCATCACCGCCTTGTGACCAGCAACCTGGTGAAGCTGCGCGGAACGTCGACGGCAGCAGCGACGAATGAGCCGATCGGGGCCATAAGCGCGCAGGGCCAGCACCACGCTGAAGTGCGGGCCTTTCTGGTGAAGTATTACGGCAGCGATCAAGACCCGAGACTGGAAGAGCCGTTACACACCATCACCACAAAGCACCGGTTTGGGCTGGTGACGATTCAGGGCCAGGACTATGAGATCGTCGACATCGGCCTGCGCATGTTGGCGCCGCATGAGCTATACCGCGCGCAAGGGTTCCCCGAGGATTACGTTATTGACGAGATCCCCGACCCGAAACACCTTTTCGCCAATGGGCACCAAGCCGAGGGCGACCCGCTGAAACTGCCGCGCGTCAAACTGACGAAGTCGGCGCAGGTCCGGATGTGCGGGAATAGCGTCTGCCCGCCGCTGGCCACGGCCTTGATCCGGGCGAACTTCCAGCACGAACGACAGATCGCTGGGATGGCAGCATGAAGCGCACCGAACTGAAACGCAAGACAGCACTGCGCGCGAAGGCGCCGATCCAGCGCACTGGCACGCTGCGCACTGCCTCATTCGACAGCGGGAAACCGGAAACGAAGCGCAAGGGGCTGCGCGGCCGCGGCCCGAAGATGTCGCCGATCCGTAAGTCAGCGCGTGGGGAAGACTGCCTGATCCAGCTGCCGGGCACCAGCTTCCATGACCCGGCCACCACCGTGCTGTGTCACTCCAACCAGCTGGCCGACGGCAAGGGCATGGGATTGAAAGCGCCCGACACCCGGGCAGCGTATGGCTGCCACTACTGCCATGACGTCGTCGACGGCCGGCGCCCGCTGCCGCCCGGGCTGACGCAAGAGGCGATGCTGGCCAAGTTCGACAAGGGCGTCGCCCTGACCCATGAAAAACTAAAACAGAAAGGACTCATGTGATCCAGTTCACGATACCCGGGGCGCCAGTCCCGAAGGGCCGGCCGCGCGCCCGCATCATCAAGGGCGGGCCGGGCAAGCCGGATTTTGTCAGCCTCTACACGCCATCGGAAACGGTCGCCTACGAAGCAGTGGTCAGCCGCCTGGCGAAGGTGGCGATGTCCGCGCGCGCGCCGAGCATTGCCCCGATCGAGGTGCTGATGGAACTGCGCATGCCCATTCCGGTCAGCTGGTCGAAGAAAAAGCAGATCGCCGCGGCTGCCGGCAAGGTGCGCGCCACCAAGAAGCCCGACGCCGACAACGTGCTCAAGGCGGTGACCGACGCCTGCAACGGCATCGTGTGGGCCGATGACGCGCAGATCGTCGTCACGACCGTGCGGAAGAAATACGCGGCCGAGCCGTGTGTGATCCTGGCGGTGCGCGAGGTCGAAGGGGAACCGGCATGAGGACCATTCCCATCTACCCGGAAAGCTTCGCGGCCATGCTGGTCGACCGCGCCGGCCAGAAATACCGGCTCTCCGGAATAACTTGTGGAAACCGCGTGAATGAACAATTTCAAAAACCGGAATAACGTGTGGAAATCATGAGCGAGAAAACTAACATCGAATGGTGCGATAGCACGTTTAATCCATGGATTGGCTGCACGAAGGTGCCGCCTGGCTGCGACCATTGCTATGCCGAGCGGGACATGTCCAACCGCCTCAAGGTAGTCCAGTGGGGCGCGCATGGTGAGCGCGTGCGCACGAAACCGGCGAACTGGCGCAAGCCGCTGGCCTGGAATTCGAAGCACGAACAGTTCTTCGCTGAGCATGGTCGTCGGCAGCGCGTGTTCTGCTCCAGCCTGGCCGATGTGTTCGACAACGCTGTCGCCGATGAATGGCGCAGTGACCTGGCTAACCTGATTCAAGATACGCCGCACCTCGACTGGCTGCTGTTGACTAAGCGTATCGGCAACGCTGGCGCCATGCTGCGAGCGATGTTCCTCGATGGCGTGCCGGACAACGTATGGCTGGGCGCCACTATCGTCAACCAAGCCGAAGCCGACCGCGACATCCCGAAGCTGCTGCGCACAGAGGCAAGCGTACGCTTCCTGTCCATGGAGCCGCTGCTGGGTCCAGTCGACCTCTCGCACATCGACATTGATGGCCATCGGGAGATTTATCCGCTGACCGTCACCACAGATTGCGAGGACGACGATGGCAATCGTATGCCAGACCTGCCCCGCATTGATTGGGTCATCGTAGGAGGCGAGAGTGGTCCGAATGCCCGGCCAATGCACCCTGAGTGGGCGCGCGACCTGCGTGAGCAGTGCGCAGAAGCCGACGTGCCCTTCTTGTTCAAACAATGGGGCGAATGGACACCTGGTGAGAATGTCAGCGGCAACCAGGGAACGGTCGACATCGCGCACTGGTTCGTTGATGAGTGGCGTTTCGGGCGTGAGAACTTGGCCAGCTTCGGCGGTCATGTGGACGACCAGCCTGACCTTTATCGGGTCGGGAAGAAATCGGCGGGGCGCCTGCTTGATGGCCAGACGCACGATGGGTTCCCACACGAGATGGGCATCCAACCATGAGGCCGATTCCACACACTAATCCGGATAGCCGAAATACCAGCCGAGCAACGGCACCGAAGGCGCGATCTTCATGTCGGGCTGGTGCTGCGAGTGTGCGCGCGACCTGGCCATGAGCGAAGGCATGCCGCTGGAGGAATGCGACGACAACCAGAAATGCGACATCCTCGGCCGCAGCTTCCTCAAGATCGACCACCCGCAATATCCGGCGGAATGGCAATACGGGAAGGACGGGCAACCCTGCTGCACGGCGTTCGTTCTCGCCGGCCAGCCGATTCCGATTGAAGACAAACACACGTTGGACATGTTCCCTGTGGAGTGAAGTATGGGCAGCAAAAAGAAAAACCGAGACAAGGCCTACCGCAAGAAGCCGGTGGCCATCCCGCTGGGGCTGCACGACCGGCAGAAGATGGAATTCCCGGGCTACTCGGCCAGCCTGGCGCTGGGCCAGTCGCATCTGGAAGAGCAGCACATCTATGACATCTTGAGCAATGCCGACATGGTGCGCCGGCTGGCGCCCGACGGCCACGAACTGCTGCCGCTGGCGCAGTCGATGGTCGAGTGCATCGCCGCCATCCAGAAGCGCGCGCAGGAGGTCGGCAAGCTGGGCGTGACGGGCGACCAGATGAAGCTGCTGCGCGAGGGCGTGGGCAGGACGATGGACTACCTGCGCACGCTCCCGCATATCAAGATCGTGAGGGCCGCGCACGAAGCGACGGCCGAATTCGACCGCCTGGGCGCGCTCCGGGTCTGAGACATAGGAAATTCAGATGAGCATTACTTTGATGACCCTGGCCTGGAAGTCTGATTTCCAGTCTGGCCGGAAGATGGTGCTGCTGGCGCTGTGCGACAACGCGAGCGACGAGGGCGTGTGCTATCCCGGGATCCCGACGATCGCCAGGAAGTGCAGCATGGGCGAGCGCACCGTGCAGGGCCATATCGCCGACCTCGAGAAGCTGGGCATTGTGCGCCGTGAATTCAGGACCGGCCGCAGCACGCTCTACCAGATCGACGGGAGCAAAATTTGCGGGGTGCAGATTCTGCACCACCCCCCCGCAGATTTCGCACCA